AAATAATCGTCCTTTTTTTCCCAATATAAACAATCCATATAATCTGGATTGTCCGAAAAAATAAATTCTCCGGTATTTTTAATGCAGATTATAGTTTCGTCCATGTCATACCATTTGTTGGTTTTGCATTCAACTACCATATCCGATACTGCGGGTTTCCACCATTCCCTCAACCTCTCCTGTTGCTCTGGGCTGAGTTCGGCCAACTGCTCTACGCTAATCCTCTGTTTCATCGGGTTTTCCCTCCTTATCGTTATTTGCCCACCTTCTTGCTCTTTCCGGCCTTATCGTAAGCTATGGCAGCGGCCTGCTTTTCCGGGTAGCCTGCATGTCTCAGTTCTGATATGTTTTCACTTATCGTCTTTTTGGAAGTTCCTTTTTTAAGTGGCATTAAAACCATCTCCTTGTTTTCTTTTCCCGCTTTTTCCGCATTTCTTAGCTACGGTGATTACCTCCTAATCTTACGAATAGCATCTAAGGTGTATACGGCATTAGCGCCGTATTGAACCGTATCGGCAATACTATGATATTCTTCCTTGGTTAATGGCCTTTCTTTAACCAATAAAAGTAGGTCTTGAAAAGCATCGACAAATTCTTTTGCGGTACAACTGCGGGTAGGTGGTTCCAGTTCGGGTTTCTTTCTGTTAAACCAAAACACCTATATCCCTCCTTGCCCCTGCATAACCTGCTGCAACACCGCTAATGCCTTCTCGGGGTCAGTCTTGAACAGTTGTAATATTTGTGTCTGTATCTCGGGCGGCAATTGCGCTATGGCCTGCTCAATCTGGCTTTGCATATCATTACCCGGCAACGAGGTAATCGGCACCGCTCTTACATTTTGCGGCTGCCCCTGTTGCCCCTGAGCCTGCTTGACTATGGCTGCTATCTGCTCCGGCGGCTGGCTTAAGAAGGCAATCTGCTGGTCAGGAGACATCTGCAATACTGCCTGCTGTATTTCCGGAGGAAGAACCTGGAAAACCTGCTGTAGTTCGGGAGATATGCCGCCCTGCTGCTGCGGTGCCGGTTGCTGCCCCTGCGCTTGCATCGGTTGTGCCTGCGGCATCTGTCCGGGCTGTACTTGTGGTTGCTGTAGTTTGGCTTGCTCCATCTCCAGTATCGCACTGGCTTGCGGAACTCCGATACTCTCCATCAGCATCCAGTAACCGATATTGTCCAGCCTGCCACCTGCCTTGTTCGCAATGTCCAGAATAAACCGCTTGTCCTTCGGCAGCGCAGTCTCGGCCTGGACGTAAATATCAAACTCGGGATAGTAATACTCGCCGGCATCGTCCTTCTTAACCAGGAGACCCTTGTCCCAAAAACCGTATATTGGCCGATTGTCTTTGCCCTCGGTCCGGTATGGCATCCGCGAATCGCCAAAAGCCAACAGGAAGTCGTACCACATCCGGTATAACTCGGTATAGGCAATGTCTTTTTCCTCGCTCTTAACTCCCATCCTGCCCTGAGTTTGGGCGGCTAACTGCTCAAGAGCCTTGCCTGACAAGTTCGCGTTCTCTGCTCTGCCTTGGCTGGCCTCGGTAATTCCCAATTCGTCCTTGGCGGCCTGTTTTAGTATCTGGTATAGGTTTAGCAGGCCGTTGTCGTTGGTTTTCAGATCCTTGGTCACGACATCACTTGCGGGATCCTCGGTCTCGATTATCTGCAGCGTTGCGTTGGTGATTTTTCCCGCTGCTCCCGATCCCTTGCGGACAAATATCTTGGTAGTGCCGTCAACTTCCTTCTTCTCGGCTCCGCTCAGGAGTTTCTTGACGGCTTCCTGCTGGTCGAAGATGATGTAAGGATCTGATATCCCCCGGGCGCTCTTTTCTTTCGGGATATTGAACCAGATTACAAACGGGAAGTAGTCAGGCACATGGCACTTGACCTTTACCGTCTCGCCGGTTGATAGCTTAACCTCGTCAAACTCGATTATGTTCCCCTCGGGGTCGCGCTTGTAGAAGAACTTGGGCAGCTCTCGGAGAATCGTATCGCCTACCCACTTGTACAAGCAAATATCGCCGTCATCGTCCTTTTCCCAAGCCTCAACCACACTCAGTTTCTTGGTCTTTTCGTTGCTATAATAGGTGGTTTCGCTTGTAAAATAGTCCAACTGGCCGTATTCCAGGGATTCGGCTTCAAGCCTCTCCCTCAGATTTTCACCGTATTTTTCCTCATATTCCTTGCCGCATTCCCGGCAGATACTGTCAATGGTGCGGTTCTCTATATGCCACATCCGGTCCATATCTTTGATGCGGAATACTCCCGGTTGCAGTACCACGTTCCCCGGGTGCGGGTTGGTAGTCTCAATCCGGCCCCGGTAGGTATGGGCCTTGAAGTCGGGGTTGTATCCTACCTTAAAAAAGCCGATGCCGTTTTTCTTGGTTATGCGCTCGTTCTCGGTGTTGATTCTGCGCAGGGAAGTATCGGCTGCCATATAGGCTAACTGGCCCTCTATCATGTCCCGACGGCTGGGCGGCTTGGGTTTTACGTCCGGGCTCTGGTCCTCGCCGGGCTTGCCCTCGGGCTTCTCTTCTGGAACCTCGCTGTCCAGTTCCTCTTTGGCCTCTACTGCGGGGACCGGGAGATTGACATCTATCTGGCTCTCAATGAGCTGGAACACAAGGTTCACGACTTGCCGGGCATCTTCGGTACTCTGGGTATCGTCATGGTACCGGTCAGATACGTACAGGTTGCTTGCGCCCAGGGGCCGGATTGACTTGGTACCGCCGTATAAAGCATCGTAGGTTGCGCAGTCGGCCCGGAAGGTTTCATGTTCTTCCATCGCGTCGCGCAGTTTTGATTTCCAGTCCTCAAGGCGGGCTTGTTTTTCGTCTTGCTCTATTTGTTCGTCGGTCTTGGGCATTATCTTGTTCACCATCCTTTGGAATGGTTTGGGGAACTTCATGCGGCTTCACCTGCCTCCATTGCCAGATACTGCCTAAACATTTCTTTTAGCTGGTCAAAATCCCATCCATAGCCATCTATGTACTGCTCTATGTTCTCTTGCGCTAGTTCCATGGGACTCATGGCGGCAAGCCTGTCTTTTTCCATCTGTTCAATCCGCAAACGACTGGCCCTATCTCGTTCTCTCATGGCCTCGTACTCAGGCGTTATCTGATATTTAATCGCCATCTTCTCACCTCATTTCAAGCATTAAAAAACACCCTTGCGGGTGCGGTGCGTGGGCTATCCGTATTAACTGTTGGTACGGAATCGCCATACCTCGGTTTCGTTTTCTTCGTCTTGTTCGGCTTGCTCTATCAGGTACAGCGCCATATTCCTTACCAAAAAGTAAAACTCTGTATTTGTCAGCCTGTCCTTGTGTTTCTGGCCGGTATGTTCAAGTTTTTCCAGGCATTCGCGCATTAGCGGTATTCTATGGCTGGTTTCAGGTTCCTGTTCCCTCTCCGGCACTTCTAGCCATGGCAACTGTGCGCCCTCAAAGTCTATTGATAGTATGCTCTCGTGTTTTACTGCCACCTTAACGGTGTCGGTCGCGGGATCGTAATAAACATGTATAGCCTCTGCGCCCGGCAGGTTGTATTTCTTGGCGATGTACGCCTGCAGTTCGGTTCTTGTTATGGTTGCCAGTCCTTTACCCATGGGTTTTCCTCCTCTCGTTATCTGTATTCCGGATGCTCACTAAGAAAATGAGCCATGGCTGCCGGGTCAGCCTCAAGGTCCCTCCGCAGGTCGGGGGGCAGGTCTTGGGGGAGGTTCGGACTTTTCTGTTCTGGCCCATCTTGCTCCTGCCCCCTGGCATAATTCGCAATGGCCATGCCCATGATTAAATCGTCATGTTTGCCCTCCTGCGCCTCTGCTCGGCCCTTCTCGTTGCGGACAAAGGTAAGCATTTCCTCCAAAGTCTCAATGTCGTTAAATAGTTCCGGGTGTTCCCGAACGGTCTGCACCAGTCCTGCTATAATAAGCGGTCTGCTTAGCTTGTTGGTCTGGAATCCGTATTTGTGGTATTTCTTCTTACTTATCTCGTCTATAGCCTCGCGTTTGAATTGATGCCAGTATCCCAGTCGTTGCAGTTCCTTGACCGGGAAGGTGCTGAAATTAATCTCAATTGCTGCCAATGCCCGGTTGTAGTAGTTGCATAAGCAATACATTTGCCTGGTATATAGGTCCTCGTCGAATTGATGCTTTAATACTGCCGCCTGGTTGCCGGTTACATTGTTAAGCACCTGGCCAGTGAAGTTGTCGCTGCCATCCCCGGCAGTATCGCCACCTGCTACATACGGATAGCCTTTCTTGGGTTCCTCGTAGATGGTTATGTAGCCGTCGGCATCGTCTATCCAGGTGATTGTGTTGTCCAGAATCTTGTCATTGACATATTCAAAAGCAAAAAAGCCGGTTTTAAGCGGCTTCCTGTCTCTGAGGTATGCAATTCGCTCTGATACTGTTTGTGCAGGGAATATGGTCTTGCCCAGTACTCCCCATTCACCACGAATAATGTTACGGTATAACCGTTTCCGTTATACCTCCCCATGTTTCCATAGGGGTCAGACTATATCTTCATAAAAAAAGAGCCATACGGCCCTAATTTTAAGCTCCCCGTTTCGACTTCACTTGAAGCCTACTCTACTCGCTTCCGTCTTTCAACGTGCTTTCGATAGTCGTTACACTCGAATTATTGATATTCCCATCTGAAACCACAAGCACCTTTACTTCTTCCATACCCTTTTAACGCACTCCGAATGGCCCCAGGAGTTACATTAAAATACCTGGCCGCTTCTCCAGAACTAGCAAATAAAACAACCTCACCAGTTATATTATTGATACCCTTAATAGCCTTTTGCTGTGCAGGAGTAGTGAGTTTATTTTTATATGCGTGTTTATTGTTCTCGGAACTTGTGGCCCATTCGAGGTTGGTAACCGCATTGTTGCTAGGATCACCGTCCTTATGATTTACTTGCGGTCTACCCTCTGGATTTGGTATGAATGCCTGTGCAACCAGTCTATGAACTCTAAGTGCCTTACGCTTGTTGTCTTTCCATAATTCAACGTGATACCTAACAAGCGGATGTCTTTCGGTAGTTTTGCTTTTATGCCATGTCAATAGTTTAGAATGTACTGGTTTTGTAGCTCCATTTTTAGCAATAACCATTCGTTCTAGCGACCTGACATTCCCGCAGTTGGACACTTCGTAAAGTCCTTCATAGCCAACAACTGGTTTAAAAATCTCTTTCACATTTAACACCTCCATTATGATTATACCATAAACATTATGTTGGTGTAAATGTTATATCAATAATTCTAGCTCGGTATTGCCCTCGTCATGTTTGCTATGCACACGTTAGGGTGTTCACCGAATTAAGGGAGTTTATACTGCCCCGGTGTAGGTTAAGGCAGTAAACAGTGTAATAATACTCGTCAGTCTCTTTAAATGCCTCCAGCACCGCCTTATTTTCCTCGTCCAGAAAGCGATTATCCTTATATGTACTATGGTGTGTGGTAGCTTCCTTTTTCCTACTGCTCCAATCCGGGTTAAGAAATTCCCCCTCCAACCAATGTCCCTTGTAAATCGGGTTGAAGCTAAGGACCATTTGCTTTTTATACTTGGTCTGGCCCCTGAGTCGGATATTGAGCTGCCGGAAGTCGCCCGGGTCAATCTCGCTTGCTTCCTCTACCCATATCCCGGTTATACCCTGGATTGACTTCCTTTTTTCCACATCATCAAGCCCGAAGAATAGGATTTCAGACCCGTTTAAGCACTTTAGGTATATTTCAGAGCTCCGGCCCTTTGGTATCTGCCATAGTTCCCGCATACCCCAGCGGTCAATACAGCTAACAAGTTCGGCAAATACCGAGTCGCGCAGGGTTTCTTTTACTTTGCGGACTACTAGTATTCTGTGGCCCGGTTCGGTCATGCAGCGGTAAACTGTTTTTGAAGCTGCAAAGACCGATTTCCCGGAGCCGCCGCCGCCAACAAGGACTAAATACCGGTTCTGGTCAAAGTACAGCCGATAAAAGCAGTCGTTCGTTACCTCGGGCAGCAGGGAAAAGTCTACCTCTATCATGCGGCATCATCCCCAGGCGGTGGAGCTGGCTTAATTGAGAAGGTCATGCCACCTTCGACGTTGACCTCCCTCTTGTCCCGCCACTCCCCAGGTTTCCGGTTCTTGAGCCAGAATATTTGGGCGGTCACATCGGGGGCAACCTGCTTGACTACCGTCTTGATCCTTGTTCCCGGTTCTACCCTGATCGCTCCGTCAGGCTCAACCACCATGTTTTCTATCAATTCGTAGGTCGTTTCCTTGTACTCATATCCCATAGCCCGCTTAAACAGGGCGTTTTCGACTTCTCGGTCGGCTACTTCCTTGTTTCTTTTTAAGGAGTCGGCAAAGTCGGGGTGCTCATTCTTGTATTTGTAAAAAGTATCTTTGCTGATCCCCAGGTTATGCGCTATTTGTATGTCGGTGAGTCCGTCCCTGGCCCAACCTTCAACCAGTATTAATTTTTCTTGCACCTCTGGCCATCTTGATTTTGCCACTCTCACCACCTCCAGTCCTCTATCCCGCCTCCAACAAGTCTCCCAACCTATACTTAAACCGCTTCTTTGAAAAATACCCCTTGACTGTCTCCTGAAACTCCATCTCGCTCACTCCGCTATCGGCCATATTTTTAAGCAGTGTCAACTCTTCCTCGGTTGGCTCTGCCTCTTTCCCGATCTTCATTAGGTACTGTCTGGTCCAAATCCCCAAAAAAGAATTAAAAAGAGAGAAGGAAGCGGGTTCCTCCTCTTGATTCTTTATATCTATTTCTTTATCAATATCTATTTCTTTATCAGGTATTTCTTTATTGGGTGTATCTCTGACACTAGGTAGTTCCTCTGTGACACTAGGGGCTAGTGTATCTGCGACACTAGGTAGTGTATCAGGTGCACTAGGTGGTGTATCTCTGACACTAGGGGTCATTACTATATATATATTGGTCTCGTTATCATTATTTGATTTTGGCCGCTTCTGCTTGGCTATGAGTTTCTTCTCTGCAAGGGTCTTTATCGTCCTAATGGCTACGCTCCGGCTTATCTTGCATTTTTCAGCTATAGTTTGATAGCTCGGAAAAGCTTGCCCGCCGTTATTTCCGCACCTGCAAAGGTACAAATAAATTAGAAGTTCATGCTCCGTCATGTCTTGGTCAAATATACTGTTCGGTGCCTGAAAATAAGGCACGTTCATTCTTATCTCGCTTTTCATCATTCTTTTCCACCTTCCTAATTGCCTCCGCCTTTCGTTCACCTTCAAAAATAATAGGGTTAGCCCGTGTCCACACAGTGAAGGTGGTTGCCGTGCTTCCGATCAACCTGGCCGGGGTGACCGTGACACGGGCATTATAAAAGGCCCGCTCTCGCAGGCCCTTGATAATCTATTTAATGTTGTTGTCAATGTTGCGCGTCACATTAATACCTTCTTATCCCGGCCCTCTCTGCTCTCCGGTACCTATACTCCGCGATCCACTCCCGCAGCCGCCTAATCATTTCTTCTCCCACCTCGCCAGCTCCA